GACGACCACTACCAAAGTCATCAGTCTCACTTTCAAGAGCAGATCCAGAGATTGTAATGGTTCCACTACCAGTATATTTTGGAGTGAGATCAATGTCTGGATGATCGAGATCTCCAGAGATGGTGATTGTACCGAATGGATAGATATCGGATGTTATTCCACTGGTGATAGATCCAAGTTCATCGGTATTTTCTGTTGCAACTTCTGCAACGGATCCATAATCTGCAGAAAGTTCAGTAGTGGTAAATAGTGAACCATAGTCAAGAAGTTGTTCACCAAGAGTACGAATAGAACTTTCGTTGTAGCTCTTCGTTCTTCTTTCTGACTTGGTTCCAGAAACTACTATGTCGTCTGTTGCAACTTCGGATGAAGTAAACTTGACAATAGATGTTCCAGAAATATTGAGTGTTCCAACACCAGTATACTCTGGAGTATAATCCGTGACTGCAGAACCATAGATATCGAATAGTCCAGTAGAAACCTCGTCGAATGTTGCATCGATTTCCGCAGATCCAAGGATACTGAATGTACCGAATGGATAGATGTCCTCAGATGAAGCGAGATCTACGAGAGTTAGTAGATCTTCTGCTTGTGCATGTATCTCAGTAACAAGTCCATAATCTTCAGTGACGGAAATACCATCACCAATAGATCCACTGTCAGTGTCTCCAGCAATGAATATGGATTCTTCGTTATAGTCAAAGGTGAAGGATTCAAGTTTTTGGCCAAATCCAAACAGAGTACCAGTTGTATCATCTGGACTAAAGGTACGACGTACAATAGCCTCTGCATAGATATTGACATTTCTGTACTCAACACCTGCAGATCCAGAAATTGCAAGAGTTCCAAATGGAGTTGTACCCTCAATTGTTTCTTCGGTTAATCCACTATCACCGAATGATGTTGGTATTTCTGTTATGAGACCATAATCTTCTGTCGAAGTTACACCAGAAGTAATTGATCCAGAATCTTCTATTCCAAATTCTCTTATGGAATCTATGTTGTAATCATAAGCAACGCTTTCTTCAGCACCATCAATTGTAAATAGAGTTCCAGTCGTATCATCTGGACTGTATGCAACTCTTACCTTGGACTCTACATTAACATCATCGTAGAACTTAGCATCAATGTATACTAGTCCAGCAGTTCCAGTTACATTAAATAAACCAAATGGAGTTAGTGTTGTTACATCTTCAACCGCTCCATTGTCATCCTCACCATCATCCAATATTTCGGAAACAAATCCATAGTCAACAAATTCAGTTGTTGGATTATCAATGGATCCAGAGTCTTCAATTATATAAGATAGTACCGAAGATTCATTGTAATCATAAGTTACAATCTCTTCTACCTCACCAATACTGAATAGAGATCCACCACCGACTTCATTATAAACAACTGGTGCAAACTCACTAGATTCCGAGAGTGAAATAAATGCCTGAGTTGTTGGTGGTATTGCAATAGTTCTTTCAACACCGCCGCCAGAATAGGTGAAGAGTCTAGGTGTATATTCTAGAGGACTTAAGACATAACCAGTTATAGCATAATTATCAAATTGAGGACCACTGCTGTTCTGTTGGAAGAACCTTAGAGTGGTGGTATTTGTTCTAGCTCCTTCTGGTAAAGAAAGAGTTACATCATTTAAAGTCTGGAAGTCATTATCATTTTCAGCAACAATAGTTCCAATTGTTATCCAAGTTGGATCAGTTGCAGTCTTATACTGTAATAGTAGATTTTCATTTGTCTCTGGATCTTCTCCACCATTTCCACTATTACCTCTAACAGCAGAAATAGTTATTGACGCATATCTTTCGAGATCTAATGGTAGTAATTCTGCCCATCTTGGACCACCAGCACCAACGAAATTGATGTGTCTTTCGATGTTAAATCCACCGTAAGCACCAACACCAGTTCCTCTATCGGAGAACGCAACACCAACGAAGGAACTTGTGTTTAAGCCAGTTTGTACGTAGTCCTCTAGGAACTTATAGACCTTAACAAGAGGAACATCATATATCTTATTCTCTCTAGGATCAGCAGATCCAACAATGGTGATAGTACCGAATGCTCCAGTATCCTCTCCAAGGATGACAGTGGAGTAATCTTCTTGTCCCTGACTTACGACATCATAAACATATCCATAGTCAAGAGATAGTGTAATTGGATCAGATACCGATCCACTGGATTCAGTTACAAATCCAACTGTGGAATCTAAAGTATAATCATATGTTACACTCTCTAGTTTTTCACCGAAGCCGAACAGAGATCCAGTTCCAACTTCACTAAGTATTCTGAGTGGTACATCAGATTCTCCAGAGATTGAAAGAATTCCACTTCCAACTTCTGTTTGTGGGGTAAAGGACTCAAGTCCATTTCCAGTAATTACAATGTTTACCGTATCTTCTGGTGTCTGGGAATCTAATTTTTCTAGACCGAATCCAGAAATTGTAATAATTCCGAATGGATATACATCTTCACCAGCAGAGAATCCGAGAATAGATCCAATGTCTTCTGATTGTGTATGAGTGTCAGTTACTACTCCATAATCTTCAGTAATCGTTGCAGCAACACCAATCTCTCCATAATTTGGAGTTCCAACAACAAGTATAGAATCTTCATTATAATCGTATGCAACCGACTCAAGTTTCTGACCAAATCCAAATAGAGTTCCTTCCGTATTATCTGGACTATAAACAACCTTGACTTCAGCTCCAGGAGTATCACTATAGAAGTTCTTATCTGTGTATTCTACTTCAGCAGAACCAGAAACAGTGAATAGACCAAATGGAGTTGATCCTTCAAGTGATTCATCAATCGCTGCATAATCTTCAAACGATGTAGGAACATCAGTTACTGATCCGTAGTTGTCAACTATAGTTGGTGAATCTGATATGGACTGAGAATCCTGTATTACAAATTCTCTTACAGAATCTTCAGTGTAGTTAAAGACAACAATTTCAGATATTCCACCAACTCCAAATAGACTTCCCTCACCTTCAGCTGGACTATAAACAACCTTAACTTCGGCTCCAGGAGTGTCACTGTAGAAGTTCTTATCTGTGTACTCTACTTCAGCGGAACCAGAAACAGTGAATAGACCAAATGGAATTCCATCCCCAGCACCAAAGGCAACTGTATCATAGTCTATAAATGTAGTAGTTAAATCTGCAACTAAACCATAATCATCTGTTTCAGTTACAGACTCTGTAGTTGATCCAACATCTTCAGTTTCAAACGGAACAACAGAATCACTATTATAATCAAATACTACGGACTCTAATAAATCACCAACCTTGAAGAGATATGCTGTATTTTCTGGTGGGTTATATGATATTGCATAATCGGCACCAGTATCATAAGTCTTGATATCTGCTGGTTTTCTAACAAACGCAGATCCACTGAATGAAGCTGTACCAAATGGAGTATTTGATTCCGCAAATATAATTAGTCCTTGATCTTCTTCACCCTGACTTAGAGAACTTGAAACAAGACCATAATCCAGAGTTTGGGTTATTGGATCAGATACTGTTCCATAAGGATCGGATTCAAAAATTGTTACAGAACTTTCATTGTAATGAATAGTTTTCTTCCCAATTCCCTGGCCAGAAGGTATTAGATTTATTTCGTCTTCTGGAGGATTGCCTATGAAGGAATCGAAAGCACTACCTGTGATTCCAATAGTTGCTGTGCTTTCTGGAGTATTCCAGGAAACTTGCTCGACAAGAGTTCCAGAAAGTGCAAGTAATATGGTGTTTACATCATCAGTGACTGCAGCATAAGAAGCACCACTATTAATAATAATATTTCCTGTAGCAGAAGAAGTTTCAGAAAGTATCTCTGTACTTCCGTAGTCTTCCTGACCCTCTGTTACTGAATCTAATACATTTCCATAGTCAAGAGTCTCTGCAACTGGATCAGATATTGATCCATCGTCGCCTGAAGAGAATGTGACGTTTGAATCTAGATTATAATCGTAAGCTACTTTTTCAATGCTAGAGATCTCAGATTCTAGGGATCCTGCAGTTATATCGTCACTAGATATAAACTTCTCTATTGCAGATCCAGAAATAGTGATTCCTGCATCGCCTGAATATGAATATGATCTTCTTTCGTTAATATAACCGCTTATCGTATGTGTGGCTATTCCCACCCATGATGCTTTTACGATAAATGCGCCATAAATTGAAATAACCCCCGTTGCAGAGTTGGGGATGGTTATTTCATTATTATAAATTCTTGAAAAACTTTCGTTAAGGTTTGAGGCTAATACTAATGGTCCACCTACTGCACCGCCGCCCCAAATCTCTGGATCTGGTTGTTTACAATCTGCGTTATAATGGAAGGTATTCACAAAACACCTCCACCTGAAACATCAGGTATTACCTCTCTCTTCATATCGTTAGAGAGTTGGAAAAGAACGCTGAATCCAATCCAACGAAGAACAATTCCATTAAAGATAATTGATCTGGAGTTAAGATCAAGATATCTCTTGAATATAGAATTGTTCTTCTTATACTTAGTCTTACCACCAATTTTAACGCCACCAAAAGGAGTTAAAGTCTCATTACAAGTAATATCATAAAAATCATCGTTGGATTCAGTAGTCTCAACAAGATTTCCACAGTCAATTACTTCCCAAGAAGAGTCTGTTAAAAAACCAGAGTCATCTTGGGAATATTCGTTAATAGTAGATGAATTATATACGTAAATATTCATCCTTCACAACGTTAAAAGACCTATTAATAAAAAAGGGGATTGCATTTATTACAATCCCCAAAAAATCAATGATGTATTTATTTATGAATCAGTCAAGAGCGACGTTTAGAGTGATCTTGATTTGATCTCCATTGTTCTGAATGCTGTAAGGACCATTTGTGAATCTTTCAGCATACATGATTGAACTATAGAGGGTGCAAGTGTCAAGTCCAACACTAACGTTCATTGTTGGATTTAGAGCTGGTGAAGTATAGAACTCATCAGCATTTGGAACACTGAATACGGTGTAAGTTGCACTTTCGGTGACGGTGTTTCCTGTACCAGCAGCAACATAAATTACGTCACCAGCAACTAATTGGTGACCAGTTGAAGTGATCTTACCATAACTGAAGCTGACTTCTGGTGAAGTAGCAACCTGAATGTTATCGATTAGTGGTAGGTCTAGGTAGATAACCTTGAGTGCTCTGTCGATGCCGATGACGGTTGTTCCGGTTTGAATACCAGCGTTACCACCAACAACCATTCCAAGGGTTAGGTCATCAACACTCTGATCTGGGTCGATAGTAATGTACTGATTTCCAACAACTCCGATTACTGGATCGGTGTTATCTCCCTTAACAACAGTTGTTCCAACACCAACGTTTGCTCCGTGTACAACACCCTGAACGGCAACAGGCATGTTGTTTGCACGGGTTACATAGTAACCATAAACATCACCTGCGTCACCAGTGAATGTAAATGTCTGTTCTGGATAGGTTGCGGTTGTACCCGAACCAACGTTATTGATTCTCCAACGTGATCCGTTTAGAAGAATACCTGTTTGTGATGTGTAATTTTGATCGGTTCTGTTATTTACACAATATGGATAACCAGTTGATGGTGCATATCCATATGAGTTAGTATTACCGACTCCATATGGCTCATAATAAGCGGTAGCAGAAGGAACATCCGATTCCGCTGGAGTCGTATTACTAGTGAAGAGCTTGAGAACGAGATTTCTTGGTGATTGGTCAGCCAAGGCAGCAGTATGATTATTCTGTGCAATCAGATACCTTAGTGACTCAATTTCCCCAATATTAGGAACTAATAGTGCCATTTAAACAACTCCTTACAACTTTGGTGACGTTTGATTTAACTATCTTTATTTATAATTTTAATTTTAAAGAGATTAGGAACCTATTAATGTTATTGACCGCAATAACATCAAAGGTCAAGATATCACCAGCAACGATTGTCTTATCCCAATTATTTAGTACATCATCTTTAACTTTTCTTGCATTTAAGAATTGGGGGTATACGCCACCAACTATTGATGTGAATGTTGGGAAATTGGTATAATTTGACTTTTTGATGTCCAAAGTCAAGTCACCTTCTTGATCAGAAAATATAGTGAGTGACTCAATAATTCCACTAACATCAATAGTTACAGATCCCTTGTTACCAGATAACATTGCAATAGACCCACTATCTACGATGTAATTAACGGTTCTTGTTAAATCTGCAGTTGTGGCTAAAGCGACAATAGTACAATTTTGTCCATTTGTAGGTGGATTTGTAAAAATTATGTTACTACCAGAAATAGTAAAATCTTTTACTGGTTTCAAAATAGTGTTATTCACCATGACCAAAAGTTGTTGGTCATTGATAGGTACATAAGGCGCACCATCTTTGGCTAAAGCAAATGCAGTTTCAACTCCATCAAACTGAGAACTAATATCATCTAAAATGATATTACCATATTGTATGGATTTTGTTGGAATTTCATAATCAACACCAATCCTATATGGACCAGGTTCGTTCAGCGTTACTATGTAATCCGACATTATGATACTCCTGGAGTTACTAGAACATTGCCCTGAACTGCTCTACTTCTGTAAGAGTTCGGAGAAATCAATATAACATCATAGACATATCTGCCGCCTTCCATTGCATCAGTAGCAGAATATCCCATAGAAATCCTAACCTTCCCATTCAATCTGTCTGGAAATTCTATAGTCAATGGATATGCGGTGGATGATGAGGGATGTTTTCTTATTGAAGAAATTCCAGAATATCCAGTCAAATTTAATGGAGCATTATTAGTATTATTGATTGTGAAGGTTGCCTGAAAATCAACCCCCTGTTCAAGAACTAAGTTTACATTCCTTGCCGCCATTATTAGAGCCCGTTTCTAAGTATTTATGAATTAGAGTCTAACTTTTGAATGATAAGTTTCATCATGTCTTTCATTTCACTAACATCAGATTTTAATTGATCAATTTCATTTACCTTTTCCTTCATCTCATTAAGTTTAGAAACTTCTTTAAGTTTTTGATTTTTTAATTCCAGGTATCTTTCATAATCTGTATTGGAACAATTTAAGATAGCACTGGAATTTTCGTCACGAAACAATCCCTTGTTTCCCTCTACTGGTATTAAACTCATAATTTTAAATGGTTGCAATAACTCTGAAATCTCTAATCTTAGGCACAAATGCTGAATTAGTACCAGACATCAGAATTTTTATTTGGAATCCATTAAATTGTGGTAAATTAGATGCTGTAAATTCATAAGAGTTGAAGTTGTCTTCAGCTATAGAATTTGCAACTCTCTTATCTGGTCTTCCATTATTATTGGATTGGTTAATAACCTGAGAGTTTGCATCCAAATTATCATATCCTGGGAACAACTGCCAAAGTTGAGCTTGTTGTGGAGTGTCTGATCTGAAAATTCTATAACATAGTCTAATATCACTAGATGGATGTTTAAACGCATCAAGAAATACTTTCAAACTATCAGCAACTTTATCGAGAACAACAATATTACTTAGGTAGGTGGCAGCAGTAGGATCACTTGTTAATGAATTTACTCTCGAATCTGTTGCATAATTTGTAACTTTAGAATTAATTCTATTAGAGATAGTAATAAGATTAACTCTATCCAAATCAATCATTGGTGAAACTTTTTCATCATCTGTAGACATTGTAAATTCCATTGTGAAAGATTTCTTACCTGGGAAATCGGCAAGATACGTTTCTTCATTTAATTGAGAAGCAATAATCCTTGGAGAAGAGAATTCTGTGTTTCCATTCAATGAAATATCAACAAATCCTTGATCAACAAAAGAAGTCAAATTGCTATCGACAGAAGATCCACTGAATGTTCTTACTTTTGCAGATATAGACGTTTGTTGAGGCAACATTGTTGCGATATTTGGTCTAATGAGACTGAAAGGTATATTTTGAGTTGCCTTTGGTCCTTTTGGAGAATTACTCAAAGGAACAGTATCGTAAGATCCGCAAGATTTGTCGGAGTTGAAATATAGAGCTGGATAACCAGCGCCATTTCCTGGAGTTCTATCGATACCGAGACCACCAGTATCACTCATATCAACCTTAATATAATAGTAATCCAAATCAGTTGGATAAGTTACCAAATCAGTATCGGAGAAACTATGAGTTTTGTTTATTCTTCTGAGAGATACTCCATTCAATTCATACTTAAAGACTGGTGATTCGAGGGCATAACTTCCAGAAACTGTATTGTCAATGTTTCTGGTTATTCCAGTCAAACTATTCGTAGAAGTTACGATACCAGTATATTTGATAACCTCATTATCAATTAGGATGTACCCAGGATTTACGGAAGAAACCGTTGCATTTTCAAAACTTGTAAATATTCCAACATTACTTACGACAATGCTACCAGTCGAGGTGGAATTATAAGATGCTTTTAGAGTTTGTGGTCTTTGGTCTGGTTCTATACCAGTAAGTCTTACTTTATCAACCAAGGAATACATTCCATGATTATTGTGACTTACTTTAAAGTGTAGTCCATCGGAAAGATCTGTTATGGTATTTACAGTCGCACCGGTAAGAAGTGATGTTCCACTTGTACCAACATAGAACAAACTATCAGTAGCATTTTGTACCAGATTTCCCTGAACTCTATCGACCAATAAAGAATTAAAGGAGGAAATTATACCAACGTTATTTGGAATAGCGAGTATTAAGTTAGTTCCAAGTCCATCAGTTTGAGTATAATTGACTTCAAGAGCATCTCCATATGCATATCCAGTTCCACCAATAGAAACTGTTGCAGCGATTGCAACTCCATTATCAACACTCAAATTAACTTTTGCACCGAAACCATTACCAGTTATAGAAATTACATCCACATTGGAATATGTTTTAAATGTAGATGTAAATCCAATACCAGGTGAAGTAACTGATAATGTACTTCCAATTCCTATCGCTCCAACAACACTTCTTAGATTGGATCTAAAGACTGCGTTGTTACTTTGGAATATTGGACTTCCAGGAGTTAAACCACTAACTTCTGCTGATGTCAAACTCTTCGCTAAACCAACCAAAGTTGATTTGGAAATTGTATCTAGTGGATTTGCTCTTAAAGTGACAATCTGATTATTACCAATATCCAACTTAGGATTATAGAATCTTACTGTGGAAGGTTCTGTAACAAACTTGGCTCTATAAAGAGTAAGTTTTAGATCTTCTAACTGGCTAGGATCCCATGTAGCACCATTCTGCGATTTAAAGAGGGAACCCAATAAAGGTTGTTGAGATACAACGACCTTCTGAGATTCTGGCAAATCTAATGTAGTTACATCTTCCTCTCCCATCCTCGATACCCATACTTTATATTCATTTGATGCAGAGAGAAGAACTACACAGTATGAATTTCCGGTCTCAAGATATACTGGAGATGGGAAAGTAAATGTTGTTGATACCTTACCATCATCAGATATGTTAACCTGGCTTGGATCTAAAATTACTTCACCGAAAGGAATAATAGTTGTTGTAGGTAATCCAGTTTGCATGGTTCTGATTTGCATAGTAACTGGCAAATCATTAGTATCTTTTGCCTGGAAGAATACATCACACTTGGTTATGAATACACCATTTTCATCTGGAACTTCAAACGATTGTGCAAGAGGATCAACCCATCTTGATTGAGTAACAGTACGGTTTGCAAATGCAGTTCCGGCTTGAAGTGATGTACCTTGACTTGTTAGGGTTCTTTCTTCAGAACGATTTAGTCTTTCAACATCTGCATTTCTAGTTCTTAAAGTAACTTCTTCAGTGTTGTTTAGTGTTCCGGATGATGTAAACTTGGCATCTGCAGTACTATCTGTAGAACCAACGATAGTCGCATTAGTTGAACTTGTTGTAAGAACAAAGGTCTTAGTTCCAGTTTCAAATGAAGGAGTAGATTGTAACTTAGAGTCTGGAATGAAAAGCGATCCAATCAAAGTACCGGAAGAATCTGTAATGAGTCTCAAATTAGTAACTCTTGCAATCGCTTTGGAAGTCTCTCCTTTCAATTGCATATTTTTAACAATATGTCCATAATATCCAGAATTAGATTGCAATTCTAGAGATGCTGTATCAGCATTCAATATAGAAGATGTTGTAGAATATGACGCTGGGATTGTTTGATTTGGTTTGTACGGATTTGATGTATAGATTTGAGTTGCATTATTATATGCTCCATACTTATGATTTGGTGAAGCTAATCTGAATCTAATAGAAGTAGTACCAACAGTACCCGTTACTGTTTCTCCAACTTGGAATGCACCACTCTTCATTTCAATCTCAATGAGTTTTGGAACGACATATTTGATCATGTCAACATCATCAAAGAATGGATATAGTTGTGTTTTTGGCTTCAATCTTCTAGATATAAATTCAATATTTCTAGATCTCATAACATGAATAACTTCAGTTGATACTACAAATGTACCAAGATTTGCGCTGTCATATCTTTCAGCTACTTTATATTGAATACCTTGTCTAGCTTGTTTTGTTGTAGTTAATGTAGTTACATTTTGGAATGTAGTATATTGGTCCCTAAAAGTTGTTCTTGTTGTAATGGGAATTCCTCTTCCCTGTTGGAATCCACCTCTACTTTCACTTCTGCCGATTACTTGTGATCCAACATGGATTCTTCCCATGTTCTGTCTGGCAATAACTCTTGATCCAGTCCAGGTAGTTTCCCAAGCACCCCAATCAATTGGAGACATTCCAGTATTACTATCAACACCTAGTTGTTGAATTGTAGTTGAATAATTTCCCTCTTGATCTACAGTTCTCTTAGTTCCCTTAGTTTCCACCCAAGTGTCTGTAGCTGGATTTAATTCTATTTGACCAATCCAATTTACAACAGCGAATGGATTAACATTTTCAATTCTAGTTGCAAAAGTATTCTTAAGGAATTCTACATGACTATATTTTAAACAAACAACATCACCAACTTTAACTGTATTTGGGCTACCTAAATCTTTGACAAATCTTAGATCTGCATCTGGATTGGAAGAATTAGAAGCACCAATAACAGCTTCAGATCCAAGGAGAAGATCTATAGAAGTAGTATAGTGTTGTGGTCTAAGTAAACCATCTGTGGTATCAATACTACACTTATGTTGTGGATCTCCCAAAGCTCCAGTTTGAACAGATTTAAAGTTATCTACCAAGAAACCACACTTAAATCTATCCAGTTGAGTTTGGGAATCTCTTACTTTCAAATTCTTAGTATCAGTTTCTAGTAGAGAAAGTGAAGTATAATATTCAACGTTTCTCAATCTATCTTCCAATCTAGCAATATCTTGCATTCTATAACGTTTATGTGGAGATAATTGTACCGTTACATCATCTACATTATAAACATAAGGTCTCATAGTGATTGTAGCTACTTCAAGAGAGTTTTCAACACCTGATGGCTCAACTGGAGATAAAGATGGAACTCCTTTAGATATAAAGAATTCTCCATATCTATTAAGGTATAATTTGTCTGTCCTTGCAAGATAGTAATTATAAGATAGGAATAAGTTCTTATCTTTAGCAAAATTATATGGACTGGAATTTGTTGCAGAAACAAATTGTCTTGCATTAAATTCAAATGGAGAATATGGGGTTACTGAACTATCATATGGACTAACCCTAGGTCTGAGGTCAATAATATCACTTCCTCTATAAATTCCGATTTGAGGTAGATCTGTAGAATATCTATCGTTATCATAGGAATTAACAGTTACAAAATCTCCATCATCATTAGCATCTATGTAATAGTGATTGTATACAATCTTTAGTCTTCTAGATGGTGGAGTAACTCCAGTTTTTCTTCTTATTGATGAAAAATCGGCTATTTCAACAGTTTGACCACTATCAAAGATAAAGTCATTGATTATATTTCTATCACCTTCTATTAGTAAACTTATCTCTGCACTAACATTCGATTCGTACAAACGAATTCTCTCACCTGTTTGGAAAGTGTTTTCATTTGTATATACAAACTCCAGTTGGTTTGTTCCATTAGTCGCAACAAACATTGCCATGGCATTACTAGTTTCGCCATAAATTATCTCACCTTTAATAGCGTTTAGAATATTTGCATTTAAGTCAACAAGTTCTAATTTTGGCAAATCAGCATCATTTCCGTCTGAGGACTCAAAAATACCAGCAACATAAGCTACATCGGGGACATTGAGAGATATTCTTTCATCTTGAACTCTAGTTCCATAATATGGACTATATGTTAGTCCATCGGAAATAGTAGTACTTCCTATTCCAGAAGAGGTCTTACTAGAATTTGCAATCGTTAAAACAGCGCACCTATTATAGGTTTTCTTTCTGGACTTTAATCTTTTCTTTTTCAAAGTAGCTGTCAAAGTTGCGGCGCCATTTTGACTCAAATTAGTGAGAGTCAAAGTTCTTCCAGAACTAATTGAAAACTGACCTGCGGTTAGAGTTTCAATGGTTCCATCACTAAAAACTAAAGAATAATCTTCTTCATCAAATGGCTCTAGTGTAATATCAGTATCACTTTCTAGAGTTGATGTTAAACCGTTTGAGGCAACAGTGACTGAATATGATTTTCTGAAAATTATTTCTCCCTCAGATACATCAACACTGGCAATATTAGAATTTTCTAGTTCTGCAAAATAATAAGCTTCTCTAGTGTTTACCAGTGCAGAAATTCCTTTTAATAAATCACTTGTTTCTACCTCACTGGTTGGCAAAGAACCAATACTGACGCCAGAAACGTTAGTAGTAGCCTCAATCTTTATGGATTTTCCAGAAGCATTTACTTCAGTTACTCTATTATAAGTTGGCAAAACTTGTCCAGCTTTTGTATAAACAAAAATATCACCAGTGTTAATTCCAACTCCAAAAGTGGAAACAGATGATGTTACTGTACTTATTCCACCAGAATTAGCAGAAATAGTATATTCTGAATTTTGAGGGCCGAGTAGAATACCTTGATTAATTATAGTATCAGCAGTAAAAGCTGTAGTCGCTCCAACATAACCAACAAACTGTCTCACATCACCAAGACTATAATCTCGAACTGCAGTAATAGTTCTAGAAACATTTTCGCCATCAATTTGCAGTTGTTCGCCAACCGTGAAATTTCCTACAGCTTGATATAATACTAACTGATTACTATTGGTTACATCGGAAACCAAGTATCCAGATGCAGAACTATTTTTACCTTCAACAAAAGCAGGTGCTGTTAAAGATATGGTTGTATTTAATTGTATATAAGTATATGTCTGTAAATCAAAACAAGAGGATTCAAAAATAGTACTTGCATCTTGATATTCTGCATTTTTTAATTTTAGATCATACACTCTACCAATTCCAATCGGAATTCCTGCAGGAAGTCCAGGAGTTACAGTTCTTTCAGAATATAAGGTTACTTGACTACTAACACCAAACCCAACTGGTAACGTTCCATATACATTATTAAGTTCTACCTGATTCCCAAGACTGAAAGGAACTGTTGTATCTTTAACGGTTTCAGTTGTTCTTGGCTTTTCTAAATCGGCATTTATTGTTATAAGAGTCTCTACTTCATATCCCTTTACGTAAGCTTTTCCTGGAGATATTTGTAGGGCCAATAAATCATTGGACGGAGTATTCCCCTCTCTTGTTAACTGGCCTGGATTATATACGCCATTATTTCCTATTCTATCATTTAAAGATTCTTTAGCAATTACTCGAAATGGTTTTACATAATAATCGCCAGATTCTTCATTAGTTCTTCTTGCTAACTCGTCTGTTATTAAAGTAGATACTTGTTCTTTCTTTGGAACTTTCTTAATAATTCCATTTTCAATTCTAACTAACTCAACAAAATTTTCGTCATTAAAGTCTGTTAGTGATTTCTTTATTAAGGTAGCAGTTATTCTTAGTCTATCTGCACCTGGAGCAGCAAAGTTAGAAAATCCTCTTGCATTATCAAATAAGTCTTGATTTGATTGAGATGGTACAGCAATATCCTCAAAAATAGATAGACCAACTCTATAATTAGGGAGATTAGTATATTGATCTAATATTACTGCCTGAGGAAAGACATCTACAAAAAATCCTCTTATGAAATATACACCTTCTTCAATTTTGATCGCAGATCCAGTAGCAGTAGAACCTTCAATGATTGTAGTAGCAAATGAAGATTCAGTTCTAATGACCCCTAAACCATAATCAACATTATCTAAGACGATAAGATTTTCACCGTCTACAAATGTTTTACCAGTGAAATCAGTTTCACTTGCACTTTGGTACTTTATGTATAAAGTATAATTATCTCTTTCAGACTCATCACTAGTAATATATCTTTCAACTTTAGCAAAAACTCCACTTGTCTCGCCTTTAATTCTTTTTCCTATCAAATATTGAATATATGTAGATACTGGAATTCCCAAGTGAGTTGGGTCAATTTGAACACAGGTATACTCAGAATCATAAGCAGTATTTCCTGGAATTACTACTTGACCCTCTTTAAAAAAGTGTTTACCAAATTTTTCAACTTGATTTTGAAGAATTGACTGAAGTGTTGTCAATTCTCTGGCTTGGATTGGAGTTCCTGGCTTAAATAAGACTCTTTGATAATTTTTAGTTACATCAAAATCGTCAAAATATGGGGATGTGTTTAGATTTGTATTTTGTGCCATTTTTATTTAAAACTCCAATACAATTTTAATGTCTTCCTTTTGGTTGGCAGATCTCGGAATAGGTTGTCTATTATCCAAGTAAATAACATCCCCAGATTTTTTGTTATACTCAGCAGTAGAAATCCCAGATACGAAATCTTGACCTAACTGGTATATTCTATTATTTATTGTGGTAGTTACGCCACTAAATCCAGAGTTAATTGCTAAAGTTGGTCCAATAATAGATGAACAATTAATGGTCAATCCATATCCGACATCTGGAGTTGCAGTAAATGGAATGATTTTAAATCCAGTTTCACTTGAAGCAAGTCCTGTTGGTTGATAGTATTTTAATACTCCAGTTATTGGATCCCAGGACGCAACATATCCAATAGCAGTAGATCCCAAACCAACAGTTTGTTTGATGACAGAATCGACACCATAGGTCGTGTTTGTTGTAACACCCGCCAATTTCAATGCATTTAATCCACTAACAACCGAAGCATCTAAAACTTGAACATCACTACCGACAATGGTAGGATTCTTCAATATTCCTACCCTAGCAAAATCATTTCCCAAAATAATATCAGGATTGCTCTCTAAAGTTTCATATCTAGAATACAAGAGAACCCTATATGCACCAAGTTCTCTGTAAACATCATATCCATGTCCACCTTTTGGTGGAATAATAACATTAAATGATGATATGGACGTTGTGCCAATTCCAGTATTACTCAACTGACTTAATGGACCATTGATATCCGAACCTGGAGCTCCAGGGTAGAATTGTATAGTTCCATAAGTGTATCCTTTACCGCCATCTGTAACGAAAATTTCAGATACTTTACCAAAAGAATCAATTGTAATGGTAGCCTTTCCACCAGTTCCATCGCCCAAAATTGGAACATTCGAGAAAGACGTAGAGATTGGCTGATAATTTGCACCTCTATTATTGACTAGAACAACTTCTATTTTTCCATCAACCGCATTATTCTTTGTTGCGATTGACTCTCCAGATTCTCCCCAACTATCTGGAACCGGAATATACTCAATAGAATCAAATTTTACAATCTCGGATGGTTTAATAGTATAAAGATATTTCCAAATATACCCGTCACCACTTGCACCCGCAGCTCTTGCCTCTAGATCAATAAACGTAGGTTGGTCAAAAGATGGTCTTCCTTTAGGATTTTCTGGATCAGTTCCGTTCTGCAAACAAACGTAAACTCTCAGGTCTTCATTTATAACATAATAATTTGCTTCATAAAGTCCAGTCTGAGAAGTAACAGGAGTTACATTAAAAACATTATAGTCATGTCTATACATTTCATAAGTATTTCCAGCCACCCAATTTACTTTTCTAACCAATCTCCGTACATCTTGATTTGTTATCTGTTTCAAAGATATAATACTTTCTTTAACTTGGTACTCTTCCCTAAATCCATCAACAGGAGATGGAGTATTGGAAGACCAAGTTGGAGATCCACCAGCAGCCGAATCGTTGCTATTTGGAAGTCCGATGAAAGTATAATATTTGTTTGAAGTGTCACCTACGCCAGAAACACTTTTGACAAAGTTTTCTGCATTCAGAATTCTGAATTGATCTGATATTATAGCGGGCATTGTTAACTATACTTTTTTTTATTTAGTCACCTTTTATTGACTAACTACATTTCTTGTTCTTAGAACTTTTGGAGATGTAGATAATCCCGTAATTCCATTGTCAACGAATACATCAAATGTTTTTGGATTACCTAAGATTCTATTTTGATAATCATAGATTTTTGCCCAACTGTATCTTCCATAGAATCCACCGGTATTAACTCCAGTATCATTTTCACCTCTAGGCCAAACCTGAACATAATTATCTATCATGGGAGCGAAATTACATGTTACTGTAACGATGCCAATCGAAGGCGCAGTAACATCTTCTACTCTATAAACCCCATCTATGAATTGTGTAGCAACCCCGACAACGGAATCTGGATAACTTGCCATTCCTCCAAGAAGTGTTGAAATTCCAATCAAATTTCCACCAGTTTCAACATTACTATCTGTAATAACAAAATAATCACCCTTAGCTAGTTGACTGTTAGTAACTCCTAAAACATTTAGTGAAGAATATCCAATACCTAAAGTACTATTATCATATTGTTCAGACTTCAAGGTAAAGGAAATTTTTGGAGAGGTTGTTCCAATTCCAGGTGTTCCACTAATATAGGTTTGAATGCCAATGATGGTTCCAAAATCACCAACAACTTTAAAGGATTTAACAGTTTCAGTCTTGTAAGTATCAAGTTCAATTATAGCTGGAGGTGGGTTATTTGGATCATAACCAAAACCAGGATTGTCAACTTCTATAGAAGTAACAACTCCGTTGGTTACTGATGAAATTGCAGTAGCTCTATTGAGAACTGGTTCCGCATACATTGATGTAGCACCAACTCCAACAATAACATACCTGCCGTCAGCACCAAGACTATCTTCGAATACAAAGTCATTTATATAATTGGATTGGTTTGTGGATCTATAAATCCAATCAGACAAATCAAACGAGTAATACAAATCACCATTAGAAACGGTAGCGACGTAGAATCCATAACTATAATAAACATTGGTAATATCAAGGACTCCTAGATTATTTGAAATAATTTCATATGTATCTCTTGTGAGGTTGCGTAAAACCTTTCCGTTATTACCAACAGCCACAAATTTTCCATCAGCATAGATTACTTTATTCAAGTTGGTGGAAACTGGAGAAGAGGCATTTTCCCAAATTGCACCATTATTGGAAGTTCTAATAACACCGTCTGCACCGACAGCAACAAAATATTCTGTACCAAATGCAACACTATTAAGATCGGAAAGAGTAGAGGAGAATCTATTGATAAATGCGTCAGTAGTTACTCCAGTAGCAACAAATATAGATCCTGCAGCTCCAACAGCCACCCAACTATCAGTAATACTAGAATATACAATTTGATTAAATGTTCCGGTGTATCCACTACCTACTTGATTGACAACACCAAATCCAGGAATAGCAACATCTTCCTTCAAAGGAATTTGTTCCCAAACCGAAGTGGAGGTATTGTAGTCTGTTGCTTTTACAATTTTACCAAGACTGCCAACAGAAACTAACAAGTTACTTGTACCAATACCAACCGACTCAATAGAATTAAAATCTATACTCTCAGTTTGACCAAAACCAACTGTTCCGAGTTGCCAATCTATTCCATCATAACTTGTTGCATAAACGGCATTTGCTCCAACAGCAACGAATCTGTCATTGAATTTCACAGAATTTAATGAATATGTTGTGGTCAGACCAGTAGAACCTTTCCAATTGAAAATTGGGTCTTTCTGGATAATAGATGACTCAGAAATAATAACTTTCGGAGATGACGTATTTGCATATCCTACTCCACCAGTTGTAATATTAATAGTAGAAACTGTGGATGAAGTAGCAACAACAGTCTCAGCAAGACACTGTTCAACTGTTTTATTTTCTAAAATTAGAATGTCTCTAATATCTTCAGAAAGTTTGTCAATATCAGTAAAGAGTGGATATGCATTATCAACATAAATTGACGTATCATCTGGTTCAATTTTTTTAATTACTGTAGCAAAAGGCTTAACTCCACTTTGCAAACTTGGTCTAGACTTAGAATACAGAGTTCCATTGATGACCGTATCTTGAAGTTGTTTTTTCCAGGTCAATGGTCTTATTCTTGTTGGATCAGTAATAATACCAACGGAATAATAATTGAAAGTTTCAAGTTGATCTGATGTAACAATTTTTTTAACAACTCTATCAAATTGAGAAATATCAAAAGGATCTAGAGGATTTTCTTGAATCGTTATATTATCACCTGGTTTAATGGTTTTTGGTGGATCTACCAATTCAACGTCAGCAGAAGATCCTCTGTAGTAAAGGATAACGCACTTTGATCCAGCTTTTGGAGCCTCAGTGAAAGTTATTCTACTTCCAGAGAATGAATATGATGTACCAGGAACCTGAAGTACGTCATTAATGTATATGAAGATGTTATTAGTTATATCTAAATCAGTTCCATCTGGAACTTTAAGTCCTATAACAGTTCTTACACCATTGAGAGTAGTTGCAAGAGTAAACTTCTTCCTGAATCCATTAAAGAATGAAGAAATATCATCAAATTGTATGAACTGACCTGGATAGAAACCAGCAAATGTATCAGTTTGCACCTCTTCAACGGTCAATTCAAACTGATAGAATGGGGCAGAAGTTGGAATTCCAATTGGAGTAAGTTTATCCCCAACTTTATATCCAACTCCAGGTCTATCAAATTTATAACTGATGACACTGGATCCCATGCCAATTTGAATAGAAACTCTTGCATCCTGACCAACTCCAGAAGTTCCTCCAGTGTAACCAAGTGATAGAGCACTATATCCTGTTGGTATACCAATCACAGCGATTGGAAGAGATGTTGTTGTATATCCACTTCCGGGATTTACGATTGTATATCCAGTAATTGTTCCAGCCGCACTAACAGTTGCAGTTATACTTGCTCCAGTTCCAATAGTAGATGCAATACTTACAACTGGAGCACTTCTATATCCAGAACCACCACCAGTTACAACTACATCACTAATAGTTCCCGCAGCAGAAACAACAACTGTAGCTGCTGCTCCAATTATTGGATCATATCCAAAACTTGTAGAAACGGAAACTTTCGATATTCTTCCAGCGTTTGGAGTGCCGGTTAGGAATCTCAGAACGTTTGTTCCACTACCATCTACAGTATAATCAACAGATGGATTTTGGAAAACATTGTTGATTAAAACAATAGGATTGTTACTGATCTCTGTAGAACTATTAACATCATTGAAAACTGTATCTGTTGGTTGGTTATTAACCTTTAAAGTAAATTCTGTTGCTGCGATACCAGTAAATGACAGTGATATATCATCGAATAGAACGTTCTTATCCTCTGGAGTACCGGCATCAAATCTTCTACTAAAAGCTCTACCACCAAATATAGATCCCGTTTCTAGTCCAACAGGACCTATTTGACCATATGGAGCAGTATCAAAATAAATTACATCTCCAATGACATTGAAACTACCATTTAATACTGTAGCTGCAACACCAACAGTATGTGCCGTTGCAACTGTTCCGAAGTAACCTCTCTCAACTTCTACATGATTTTCTGAAGTAACTCCAATTTTCTTGATTGAGACAAGTTCACTATCAAGACTAATGATGTCACGAACATTTAATGAAGAAATTCCGGAAGCAACACTTAATATATTTGTAGAAGCTGTAGAAACACTTGATGAGAGAACAACTTCAAGAGATTTTCTTGATAGTGGTTTTTGTATTACACCATCAATTGTTATAATTACACTAGCGTTTGGATCTTTATATTCTAAAGCATGTGTTGCCGTTCCAACTCCAGTTAGATTCAAAAATACACTAGTTGATAATCCAGAAAGTTTGAATTGATTGTCATTTAGTTTGAATACAAAAAGATTAGACGGCAGAGAATCTGTACCGAGTTCAAGTGGTCTAAAGGACAAATCATCATTGGAACCAGATCCACCGATATAAGTACCTGCAATAGAAATTATTGAATTGGCATCATATCCGGAACCACCATTTAAGACATCAACAGAAGCAATCTCCCCGTCATTATTTCTAAAGACATTGAAAGTAGCTCCAGTAGCGTCCGAAGAAGGAACTTCAGAATAACTTTGATTTGCTTCTGCATCCAACACTGTTGGTCCTGTTGCAGAAACAACAAAACTCAAATCATTTGTTGGCGTCGCTCCTCCAATGTATGTACCTGCGATAGATACTGTTTCTCCAACCGAATAACCACTTCCACCCTTAATAAGGGTTATTGATGTTGATAGAGGTTGGCCGGTAGATACACTGTATGTAATTGTAACATTAAATTCTGCACTAGTTCCAGTTGTTCCATTACCAACAGTTTGAACATATTGTTTAAAAGATGGTCCAACTGGAGACAATACTGTAGATACACCAGTTATGGAAGTTGTTAACGCTGCTGCATATCCATTTTCAAATACTGCCGTCCCATCAAAATCATAAACGTTCAACAAACTATCAACAGTCCCAGAGACATATGAAGTGGTTGCAATTCCAATAGGACTTCCATTTGAATAAGAGTAGATCAACTCTTGACCAGACTGGAAATTGTGGTTAGGAATAGTGAATGTATCAGTTGTAAGATCAATACTGGAACCGGTAAATTCATGTTTGAATAAAGAAGTTCCTTTATTTTTCAACTTAAAGGTAGACAATCCAACAACAGCACCACCTCTTGTTAATGATGGGAATGTTAAATCTGGTGCAAAATTTGTACCCAATCCAATAATTGTGGTTATAATTCCGACATAGTTACCAAGAGATGATCTAACATCTGCACAATCTGCAGTTCCATAAAATTCTGTTGGGATTCCAGCGAGACTACTATTTCCTATAGCAACTGTTAAAATTCCAACTAAAGTGTCGATATTAGTTCGAACATCTGCACAGGAAGATGGATCCGTATTAAATCCTGTCAATGGATCAGCTGTAATTGTAAGATCCTTGGAATACAACTGATTTGTGACCGCATTTTTCATATATCCCTTTGAACTTTCAAAGACATAAACTGATTCAGCTTCTTCACCAAGAAGTCCATCTGTCAAAGCAGCACCAACACCATCAAAGTACTTTTTAGTATTGTATATTGTGTGCTGGTTAGTTCCATAAGATAGGTCTTGAGCTACGCCATCAATAATATATCCCAAATCACGGAAACACTTATTACCACCTGTCGTGTAAGTGCCTACATTGAGGACTGGCAGCGTTGCAGTGGACCCCAGAGAAATGATTGAAGTAATGACCCCCACCAGGGTTATAATGTTCGATTGAACGTCACTACAGGCGTTAGAGTCGGTGTTAGAGACTGTTGTTCCTACACCATAAGTTGGAGGACCATCAGTGACAGTCAAATCTTGAATGGAAAGACCATTTCTAACTGCACTTCTCATCAAATCTCTTGATTGGACAAATCCATAGAGAGATTCGGACTGGCCACCCGTCAAACTACCAGGAATGATGATGTCATTATTAAAATATGAAGCAGTAAATTCTCTGGAATAGGTATTGCCTCCTGTAAATATATCAACCGAAACGGCATCAACAAATTTACCCAAATCAGATTTGAACTGAGAAGTTACAGTAGAAAGTCCAGGATAAACCGAAAGGCTGTTAGAATAAGAAGTATCAACAATTTCTTGTCTGTTTACTTGAATTAGTCGGTAACCGTCATAATATCTGGATCTTTCATTAGTCTGAGCGTCTCCTGGGAAGTAAAAATCTGGGAATCCAATAGCAACAGATGCAAGAGACCTGTCTTGAATTTCTCTCTTATTAGCTAGAATGAGGTTTCTAGAATCTTTATACCTATTAACATTAGCATTAAGAGGATCTGGAGTTACAGTAAAATTAAACTGTTGTTGTACAGATGATTGATATAGAGTTGGTGGAGTTTGATTGTTGATTACATATTGACCAATAAACTTAACATAATTATATGCAAACAGAGTTTCTTCAGTTTCATTTGTTACATATGAAGAACCAGCATCCCAATATGCTAGACCAGCCTCAACAGACTTATTATTTGAGTTATACTTAAGATCATGGGATACTGCATCGACAATAAATCCAGTATCTCGTAGGCACTTTTCTCTACTGTAAGTTGTACTTAATCCAATATTTGGATAGTTAAATTCAACAAAAGCAACTACCTCTTCTTGAATAAACTGTTTGTTTAAATCCAATAAATCGGAAGCATCTGCATACCTACCTCTTAGGTATTGTTCAGAAGTTCCATTAAACTGATCTGAAATATCGTCAATGTTTAGAACTTTATTTGTTCTGTTCATTATAAAGGCTTCTAGATCAACCCCTTCGTCAAAATAAACATTTTGTGTTGAACCATTTTCCAGTAATTCTTCTTCATAAACTCTAGCAAAGTTTTTCCTAGTATTCATAGGAATAACTTCATCAACATTTAAGAAAGTGAAAGAATCTGAAACCGCAAGTCTTGGTTTCATATTCACAGATCTAGCAATTCCAACATTAACTTCATTTTGAGTTGGACTTGTAACAATCTCTAGATCAGAAAACTCTTTAAATCCTGATGGATGAACAATCGATCTTACAGATTCTCTCCACGTAGAATACGGAATACCTCCTTTGATCGAATATGCAAACTTCTGATAGTAGAAGTTGTCCGATATTCTTTGAGAATATTCATTTAGAATACCAGAAGAGAGGTCTACTGAAGCCGTCTTATCTCTAGAAACACCGAGGGTTGCAAATAAATTAAATTTATCAAAATATTCTACAGTACCAGTAATCTTAGATGTTTCTCCATAAATTTTATCACCTACGGTTATATCTCCAGAAACGTTCTTTAATCTCATTTGGTTGAGTCTACCGTCCCAACCTCTCTCCATAATTCTACCAGAGAACCTTGGTGATGTAACAACCTCATTTGATGCATAATTTACATCATCTTTTAAGATCATCTCAAAAACAGGCATGTCATTCTTATTAATCACTGTGCCCAAATTAAATTCATCACTATAATCACCAAAAGTACCGGTAGATATACCAGTCATATCATAAGTGACAGTATTATTAATAGAACTTATTCCAGTAACTGTAAAAAATACATAGTCATATGAAGAGGAATTGAAATTAGCGCGACCAAGATTTCTTGTCTCATCTGTTAGTCTACAATTTTCAACAAATATCTGATCACCCACATTGAAAGGATATACAAAGTCAGTGCTACCAAACCCTGTTGGTATAAATGGAGTAAGTCCGGCAACATTGGATAATTCTAAAGTTACAGAATCTCCAACAGTTGTTATATTATCAATTTCATATCCATTTGAATTGAATATTGTTATCACTTCGAGGGGTTTAGCTATCGAAGTAGAGTTTTTGTTAATGGTTACATTAGTGACCGATCCACCAGAAATAATTGCACCCAGTTCAATACCAAGATCATTATTTCTTACAAGTAATTTCGGTGGACTATTATATCTTCTACCACCTGTTGTTATTCCAATATAATCTATGGTTCTTATATCTTTAACTCCAAGAACAGTAGGAACACTGAGAGATGGAGAAAGTGTTGGGTCAGTTGGATAATCAAATCCATCCTTCACTCTTGTGAAAGTCTCAACTCTACCAATATTTGGAGATATGAGTTTCACAACTGCGTTTGTTCCCTTTTCACTTCTAACTTCTCTGACTCTAGGAACTTTATTAAATCCTCTTCCTGGGAAGTTAATTTTTAATTTAGATATGGGCCCTAATGCACTAAGTGATGTAGTTTTATATGAGAAAGTTGTTAAACTTTCAGTTAAAATTTGATTTTCAATGAATGTTGGTTTCTTATCACTAAAGAATGTAAAAGATTTGTCAGAAACACTAGTAATTTTAAATCTAGAGTTGAGTCTATGATTTACTATACTAATTTTATTATGTGATAAAACGTCAACATCTGTTGATATTTGATTCTTACTCTGTTCAGAAGTTCCCTTAGTGAATAATCCATAATAGATTGGGAAGAATTGAGCTGAAAGATCCAAAATAATCTTAGCTCCAGCATCTCCTGGAGTGCCTTCTCTTTCCACAAAGAAACCAGTTCTTTCATTAATTTTTTCAACAAAATTCACGTCAAAGTAGAATTGTAAGTTAAGACTACTAAGACTAGAATCGGATACATCAAATTCTATCTTTGTAGTTCTTATACAAGTAATCTGTGGATTTATGAAATGCAGTTTTTGATCGGTGCCACCAATAGAAGTGAACTTAATAAAATTCGAATCTTCTATGTCACTTCTATATTTGCATAATTTTATAGTATTAGGATCTGTTCTTAGAACATAATATGTTGAATAATTTTCAAGTCCATTAATTGGATATGCAGATATGTAAACTACCTTATCTCCAGTTACTATATTTCCAGTATATGAAGAAACATCGATAGAACTGTCGGACAATGAAACATCAGAGTCTGAGAAATCAATTTCTCTCATCAAAACTTTTCTGTTTACTGGATCAAAGAAAACTTTTACAACCTCGTTGTAATCAGTACTAACATTAAAGTTAATTTCATCATTAACTTGGAGATTATGGTTGGAAGTTGTGGTTACAATACCTGAAGATTTTTCTAAGGTTGCAGTAATCTTTGGATGGACAGTTGTTAACGAATGAGCTGCACCAATTACTCCCGCAAAATCTTCTTGATCCCAGAATTCCACAGAAGTATTGTTAGTTCCTATACCATTAGATGATGAAGTTGTGAATCCAACCGTTGACAATCCAATAAAATCTCTACCTAGGTTTACAGCATAAACTGTTTGATCATTTTCCAGTTGAATGGATTGTGCAACACCCACATTATTAACATATAAAGATGTTCCAGCAAAACCAGATCCAGAATTATATTTTAATGGTTGACCTGTAAAGAATTTATGACCAGGTATGTATATGCTTCTTGCTGGGATAAATCTGGTTTCTGTGGTACTGTTCCCAAAACCAGTTACAGTTACAAATGATCCGGTAGTTCCAATGCCCACATCAGTCTTTGGATCGAAGAATGTGGTATAGTTTTTAATAACATAATCCGTTACATTTCCAGTTGGGATAGAAAATTCTCTTGGCAAGAGAGTTACATTACCACCAGATATGGTATGAATTCCTGTATTTTCAAGTCTATTTACATGGAATCCAGATCTCTGAACGTCTATTTTCGTAATTAACAGTTTTTCTGTTCCAATTCCAATAAAATCATTAACTTGGAAACCGTTAACGTCCTTTACTTTGATAAAGGTAAATTTAGTGGTTGTAGCTTCGTCAGCGATATCTTCCGACAGTTCAACTTCCTTATTTTTGACCTCTGCAATCTTAACTCCTTCAAAAGGAGCTGAAGTAATAGTAGAAATTCCAATAATTGTTATTGGTTGTCCATTCCCAATTTCGTGTGGACCAGATGTTCTTATAACAGTATTTGGAGTTCTTATATTAAATTCAGCATTCGCTATTTTCTCTTGAACGACCGTGAAGGCGCCTACTTCTCTACCATCTAACTCACTTACAACAATGTTTGGTTGGACACCGCCAGAACCCGTTGCATCAACGTCTACGGGGTCATTTACTTTATAATTATCTCCACTGGAGAATATAGAAACATTTTCAATTTTACCAGAATTTATAGTTGTTACAGAAAACTCCTGTTTGTATTCCTCTAGAACCGTTTCGATCAAATCATAAGATGAACTAGCTCTGTTAAGATAATATGGTCCAATATTTCTAGTTAGTGTTGTATCAAAAACATTAAAGTCTTGATTAAACGCTGGTAGAAAGTTTTCCTCCACTGGTTTATTATAAAAATATGGTCCAACAACATATGGATATTTTGGAGTAGATTCATTTGATGCACTAACATCTATAGTTGAAAAATATGCATATACTCCATTGGGGTACTCCGGAGTTATTGCAAATCTACCATTATGAATGTCCAGGTCACCAGAACCATCATACTTATAATCGTTAACAAAAAATCCTCCCTCAAAAGAAGGTGGCCTCTTTCCACTAGTTGTATCAACATCCAAAACATAGCCAGGATTCATTCTCCTTATAAATCCACCGGTTGTAGTATTATATGCATATGGTCCATAAATTGGATTACCATCGTAAGCATAACCTAAAATAGGAGAGTGATTTACTGTTCCTGTACTTTCCTTATTATCTTCAGTAAAGTTATCAGATAATTGATACCTTAGTATCTTGGGAACATAGAAAGAAATAAACTGTAATCCCAAATCTTTGTTTTTACTGGAATATAGTATTCCATCATCATCTTTATTGATGATATCTTTACTCTTAAATACCTGATTTATCTTCCATTCAGTTACATTAGCCAAGAACTTGGCATTTTGTCCTCTATTTTTTAACGTTAATGTAGTGTTTGATGATCCATATCCAACTCCACCAAAAACAATATTAACAGCTTCAATAGACCCTTCAGATATAATTGGTTCTAGTTGTGCAAAACTTCCAACTCCATCTACCAATATCTCACAGTTTTTTCTAAACCCTTTACCCTTATTAATGATCTGAACATCTACAATTGACCCATCAATAATAATTGGTTTTAAAATAGCATTAGAAGTTACACTAGAAACACCAACATCTGGTCTTCTATGGAAATTAATAATATCAGTACAACCGAATCCAACTCCACCATCTTCAAGATAAACATCATCAATAGATCCCAACACAATAGGAATCAACTCAGAATTAATTATTGTTGTAGCTCCAGTTCCAGACTTCGATTCTACTTTTATTTCAATAGGTGGATATCCAAAAGTATGAGTTCCTACCCCTAAAGACTCAAATTTAACAAATTTATTTTTATCATAATTTTCAGAACTTAATTGAGTACTAACCCCAGCATTGTAAAGTCTAAATCTATTGTTATCTACTACTTTTACTTGATAGTATAAAGATGTCGATAATCCACTAATGGGAGTGCCTGTCGATTGATAAAGTACGTATTCTTCATTAGAAAATCCGTGGTTTTTTGCATAAACATAAGAATCAAAAGTATTGATGCCTGAAATATTATTATTCGCAGAGAGAAGTGAAGGAACTTTTACTTTTCTATTGGAATATCCTCTTCCAGGATCTTTTACATAAATTTTGGTAAAAGTATTTTTATTTTTTAAGGTTGCTATAAAGTGGAATCCAGAAGATACTCCAACAATATCAATTTCATTCTCCTTGCGAAGAGCATCTTGTTGTGTATTAAATAATTTAATTTTGTTGTCAGTCAAAATTCCAACAAAATATGTTGAACTGTCTACAATTCCGGGGAGGTTTGTGTTCTTATTGGAATCATATATAACTTCTTCCCCATCTTCAAATGGAATAGTGGTCAAAAATTGTATGGTATTACCTATCGTTTCCACATTTAAATCTGCCTTAAAGCCAACAGAGACTCTAGTGCTAACAAAGTTTGACTCTAAAGCGCAACCTACTCCATTACCGCCAATTATAGTTACTTTTGGTTTTTCTTGATATCCATATCCAGCATTTAAAATCTTAATGTCTCTCACAGTACCACTAAGATTTAAATGTGCCTTTACTGATCCTCCAGTTTCATCTCTCACTTCTATAGGTGGAGATTCAATAACATCATATTCTTCACCTGGATTTGTAACGTCAATAGAAGACAATCCACCATAGTAAATATTTTCATCAAATAAAGTTGGTGATAATATTTCGACACCATTTATCAACATCCCAAGTTCTCTATTGAAAGTTGTTCTTTCGTTTAGATCGTCAAATAGAGACTTGGTTGATCTAAATGGAAACTTTTTAAGTAATTTTTGGTGTTTTAATGTTTTTTCTTCATATCCAGATTTATAGAAAACATCACCCGTTATTCCGGGATTAATATTAATATATTTTTTAGAAAAAATATCAGACTTACTATAAGAAAGTTTTATATTATTTTTATCTACTCTTGTTGCATAATAAAGTCCTGTGGAGATGCCAGAATTTCCAGTAGTATTGTCGTAGTATAATACTTCTCCACTCAAATAATTATGATTGGGAACATTAAAAGTATCTGTAGATGATGAGCCAACATTAGTTGTTCCTATTTTCTTATTATCGGTGGAAAAAACTGTGTAGTTGGGCAATCCAGAGGATGTTACATAGAAAAACTTCTCATCGGAGTCAATATAAGTGTTTTGAACTCCTGCTGAAATGTTTCCAAGATCTTGGAAATAATTACTATAGTGATTTACTTTGTAAATCTTTTTTCTCAATATAGATGATTCTAAAACAGTAAATGTTCCAGGATTCAATACCTGAATTAGAACTGTATTTGCATATTTTTTAATTAGATCTGAAGAAGAGTACTCTACGTCAATAATTTTAGCT